TCTGAAGAATTTAATGGATCCGCTTGGGCAGAAGGAAATAATATGCAGCAGGGACGATCTGTATCATCTTTTGCAGGCACACAAACAGCGGGTTTAATTATGGGAGGCTGGTCTGAAGATGCTTATCAAAGTGAAGTTGAACATTATGATGGTACTTCTTGGTCAGAACAAACTGACATAAATACTACTCGAGGAGATGGAGCTGGATGTGGAATACAAACAGCAGCTCTTATGATATCAGGTGCTACTGCACCTATTACTATAAATGTAGAACAATATGATGGTTCTTCTTGGACAGAAATAGCAAACGTAAATACAGGTCGTAAATCAGTGCCAGTAGGTTTTGGAACAACTGCAGCTGCTATTTTTTGTGCAGGAGGAACACCTTCACCTTCAGCATTAACTGAAGACTGGGATGGAACTTCATGGACAGAAGTTGCAGACTTACCAGCAGGATATCGTTTTTCTCAAGGAGCTGGTACAGCAACAGCAGGTTTACGATTCGCTGGTGCGAATCCAACTCCAGCTCAAAGTAATGTCACTGACGAATGGACTGTTGCTACAGGTGCAGAAACTATTGCATTTGACTAATTAATTAAAAACAAGTATAAAAGGAATATATGAAAGAGAAAAGAAACATACACGAACTCATTGTACGCGAAGAACCTCATCTTCATGAGATATTAGATCCTGCACAGGTTTCTAAATTTAAAGAATTAACAAACGAACTTAGAGACACTTGGACAAAGAAACAAATGTTTCGTACTAAAACAGAAATGGAATTTTCTGTTTTAAATGACGCTAAGTATCCAACCAATGCCGCAAAGTATTGGCAATGTGTAAGAGAACAAAATACACATATGGAAAACTTAATGCACTTATCTTTTGAAGCTCGTAAAAATGATATTGAAATAAAACAGAAACAAAAAGAATTAGAAGAAGAAAAAGACGAATTAAAAAAAGAACTTATTCAAGTAGAAATAGACGAGAAAACTTATAGCAAAGCTACTATGCAATTGGTTGCTGCTCATCGTATGAGAGAAGTTACAGAATGGTCTAATTTTAAAAAAATTTATAATGATGGTACTTTTGATGATAAGAATGTTGATACTCATCAATTGTTATCTTATAAAAAAGTAATGAAGAATAGAAAGAATACTTTAACCCCAGGATCTTCTCAACCTGAAGTTTTTAATGTACTAGGACAAATGCAATCGATTGAAAGAATTGAAGAAGAAAGAAAAGCTCTTGGACATGAACAAAAGAAAGCCATCAGTGAAACCCCAAAACCCACATACGGAAAACAAGGATAGTTTTAGATTTGTCTGGTTAGGACAAACCATTTTAAAATATCACGTTCCTTTAGATATTTTTAATACTCTTAATGGAATATACGAAACTAATTTTTTTAATCTTCCCGATGCTCATAAACAACTTGTGGGTAAAATAGGAAAAGAAAATTCTTTATTCTTTGGCGGTGCACCTAATAATAAAATGCATCCCCATAATTTACTTCCTCCTTATATTTTAAATTGGTTTGAAAGTCGGTTTAAACATTATTTAGCTTTCAATAAAATATATGAATATAAACTTAACTTAAATTCTATTTGGGTTAATGAAATGAAAGCAGGAGAATATAATCCTATCCATATTCATCAGGGAACCATTTATACAGGAATGTCATCCGTCCTAATACTTAAACTTCCTAAAGATATGGGTCCGGAATTTGCTAGAGAAGATGTACCTATGAATGGCAAGCTACAAATAGTAGGAGCAGCTAATGGTCAATTTGTTAAATCAGATTATTCACCTAATATTGAAGAAAGAGATTTTTATATTTTTCCTTATGATATGAGACATTGTGTTTACCCTCATACAAATCCTAATGCTATAAGAAGAACTCTTGCAGCTAACATGGATGTCAATTATAATCCAGTAACATCGAGGTCAGCATGATAAGACCTACAGAACCCATTTGGAAAAGTTATATTGTGGAAACTATAAAACCTATTTTTTCACCACAACAATGTCAAATGGTTATTAATAAAGGTATGAGTTTAAAATCTGAAAAAGCAAAAGTAGGAAAGGGTCAACTAGACGGAGGCTATGATCCTAAAAAAAGAATAACAACTATAAGTTGGATTCCTTTTGAAGACATGCCAGATATGTATAAAGATATTGAAAAACATATGCTTCAAGCCAATAATAATCATTTTGGTTTTGAGGGTATGCGATTAACCGAACCTGGTCAATTTACTCATTATCATACAGGTGGTTTTTATGATTGGCATATGGACAATGATGTTTTAGGAAAGCTTCAACCTCCTGTTCGCAAAATATCAATGACACTTTTATTATCTGATCCTTCTACTTTTGAAGGCGGAGACTTAGAATTTATGACTAAAGGCAAAAGAGCTAAACTTAAACAAGGCCAAGCTATTTTCTTTGCAAGCTGGTTACAGCATCGAGTTGAACCAGTCACGAAGGGTGAAAGAAACTCTTTAGTGATGTGGTTTGGAGGTCCCTCTTTTAAATGATATTTGAGAAAATGCTAACTGAATATCACTTTCCGACCATGATTTATGTTAAGGATATTCCTAATGCAAATACATTTAATAAATATTTAGAAGAGCATATTATACGTTGGTCTCAAAACGATAAAGGCGAGAAAAGAACTAATGCTGGAGGATGGCATAGTACAACAGACATGAATAAGAAAGAAGAGTATAATGTTTTAACGAAAGAACTCTTTGCTATGCAAGATGAAATTTATAAAAAAGAGTATTTAACTATGAAACCTGTACTAGGAAACATGTGGGCAAATATTAATTATCCAGGGTGTTTTAATAGACCTCACCTTCATCCTAACTCATTATTCTCAGGTGTTTATTTTATTAAGACTCCTCAGAAATCTGGAAAAATTATGGTCTATGAACCTAGACCTGGTGTTCATACAACTATGCCTAATCGAAAAGAAGGAAAACTACCTCCTGAATTATGGAAAGAGGTACATTATGAACCTATTGCGGGAAGATGTATTATGTTTCCTTCTTGGTTGTGGCATGAAGTTAGACCCAATGAAAGTAACGATATACGAATATCCGTATCTTTTAATTTTTTACAAAGACCATGATAGAAACTATTTATACAAAACTACCTTTTGAAAAGATTAATTATTTAAACCGCCCTGAGTTTCATCAAAAAGAAGAAAAAGAATTTAAAGATGCTTTAACGCAGTCCATGAAAAAATATGGAATGAAAGATCCTGTGTACTGTTGGGCTAATGGTAAAGCTTATGGGAATATGATTAAAGTGATTGTAGGCAATAATAGAATGATTATTGCAAAAGAACTAGGTATTAAAATGATTCCAGCAGTGATTACAAATTTTAAAGCGGACACACACCCGATTGACGGACGCGTTTTAAACACAGATGCTGAAATTAGAAAACTATTTCATTTACCTAAAGACCTTGAAATTCGAAGAGATAAAAACGGTGATGTAGACCAAGTGATGCCTATTTATTATATGAAGGAAGGAATTAGAGAAAAATATGTTTAAAGAAAAAAAATATATAGTAATTAAAAGAGCTATATCTTATGAACTGGCTAACTTTGGTTTTAATTATTTGTTGTTAAAACGAGAGGCTGTAGCCTGGATGCATAAGAATAATTACATATCAGAATTTACACCTGGATTTGGTACCTGGAAAGATGAACAAATTCCTAATACTTATTCACAATATAGTGATTTTTTTATGGAAACCTTAATGATGAAGGTATTACCCGTTATGCAACAGCATACAGAAATGAATTTAATACCTTGTTATACTTATACAAGAATTTATAAAAAAGGAGATATCTTAAAAAGACATAGCGACAGACCCAGTTGTGAAATATCTACAACACTTCATTTGGGTGGAGAACCTTGGCCTATCTTTTTAGATCCTACAGGACAAAAAACAGTTATTAATGAAGAGAAACAAATTATTAAACCCAATGCTCCTAAAGGTATTTCGATTGATTTAGAACCAGGAGATATGCTGGTCTACAGCGGCTGCGACCTTGAGCACTGGAGGGAACCTTTTGAAGGTAACCATTGCGCCCAAGTTTTCTTGCATTATAATAACATTGATGGTCCTTTTGGCACTCAAAACAAGTTCGATAAAAGACCTTTATTAGGCATACCAAAGTAGTTGAACTCATTTCAAATATGTTATAATTATGGTATACGGATTTTAGTATGCTTCAGAAATTACAATTTGCACCAGGTTTTAATAAACAAGTCACAGCCACAGGCGGAGAAGGCCAGTGGGTAAGTGGCGACTATGTGCGTTTTAGATATGGTTCTCCAGAGAAAATAGGAGGCTGGTCTCAATTAGGGGATAAAACCATCACAGGACGAAATACAGCTTTACACCATTTCGTTAATGCGAGTGGTATTAAATATGCTGCTTTAGGAACAAATCGATTTTTATATGTCTATTCTGGTGGTGCTTTTTATGATATAACACCTCTTAAGAGTACAACAACTTTAACCAATGCCTTTACAACAACCAATGGATCAACATCTGTCACGATCACGTTTGCGAGCGCTCATGGAATTACTGCTGGGGATATTATTCTTCTTGATAATTTTACTGCTATCACCGATTCTAATTTTAGCTCTGGTGATTTTGATGATTATAATTTCATGGTCACCACCGTTCCAACCACAACAACGATTACGGTCACGATGGGATCAGCAGAAAGCGGATCAGGAGCCACAACATCCGGTGGAATCCGAGTAAGACATTATTATTCCATAGGACCTGCCGTTGAGGAATCAGCAGCCGGTTGGGGATTAGGACTTTGGAGTGGTGTTAAATTAGGAGTTGGAGAATCAACGTTAGATGGAGCATTAACAAACTCATCAACGAGTATTGTCTTAGATGACTCAGCCTCGTTCCCTGCTACCGGTACCGTGGTCATCGATGACGAGCGTATTGCTTATACATCCAATACTTCAGGTAC